GGGCCAGTGACATACGCGACAAAATGTCAGCTTCCAAGTCCCACTCTTGAACGGTCCAATCATATCTCCCCATATCGGAAGAAACAATCGGCTCAATCAAGAGACGATCACGGAATAAATCAGTCAAGGCCTCCGCCTTCTCGTCGTCCAATCCCATCCCCGGCATCGACGGACTATTAGGCCAGTCCATAATCTCTGCCTCGTTCTGCATAGAGTGAACAAGACGCTCCACACACTGATCAACTACTGACACGGAAGAAATCAATCTTTCCATGCCAGCAGTGATCTTGTGGGGTCTATGAGGTTCATTCTTCACAAAAACCCGAATGGGATCGGTAAACTTCTGTTGCACGAGCTCAACGGCGGTCAGTTCCCTAAGGTCCTGACTGGGCGTGCGGGCTAATAAGAACACCCGATCGCGAACAGCTGAAACCAACTCGGTGCGACTACTGTCCAGAACCATCTGGTTGGTACCACCAAGCTCACAAAAAGGCACGCCCGGCGATGACTGAAAATTTAGGGAATCCAAAACCTTGGGGATCGTTAGATCAACCCAATTCATGAACTCCCCCATCTCAACCATAAACCGAGCGGGATGTGGAGCACTGGGGTACCGCTTGGTCAACTCATCAACAGCCTCATCGAACTGCTCTGGCCGAGCCACCGCTTGGAACAACTTGCCGTGATTCAGCAAAGATTGTTCCTCGCACTCTGCACTGAGCGTGGGCCACTGAAAGTCTTCCAGCTTTAGCTCTGGGTAGCGCTCTTTGGCGATCTTGAGCGCTTTCGTCTCCCCCTTCCCTGTTCCGGGATGGAGTATAACACCTGTCGTTCCAACTGGGCGAAGCCCGATTCCTTCCATACACGGCTCCTCGGTATCTGACCACTGGTACTTCCCGAGTGTGAGACAAATGTCTCCGTCCGTGAAGACACCGACTGAAGTGTCGATGCCTCCTCTAAACACTCGGTATAGCGGGTCATCCCAACCGATTTGAAAGCCGAGATTGGAGTCCGCATGGTGTACTGGGCTGGGGGGTGGTCCACCAACCATTCCCCGCCCCTGCGAAAATCCTCCTCTGGAGGAGGAGCAACGTCCTTAACTGGCTCTGGTGGATCCGGTTCACTGTTTTCCCGAGGGAGTGGCGGGGTCTCCAATCTGAAATCACTGCGTAAATCAGACTGCGCCCCATGATAACCCTCAGGAAGATCAACAATGTACTCGTTCCAACCAATAACCATAAAGTCGTCATCCTCAGGAGGACTAAACTCCAACTGATATCCACCATCAGAATAATGGAAGGTACCGTCGCGCTTACCCATCTTAAATTTATATGAGTTCTCCCAATCACCCGCGTAGTAGTCAACGGATTTCCACGGAGCTGTGTCTTCGTCGTAGGTCTCTCTAACCGAACCGAGGACCCGAAGAACCGGAAGAACACAAACTCCGTAATTCCTACCTTCAACCGCTCCTAAATGCACTCCAATAACCTGGTTCTTAGAATTAACTAAGGGGGAACCAGAAAACGAAGGCAACGTGGAAGAAGCGTGATAAAGATAGAAAGGCTTGGATTTCCAAGGAATAGCTGTACCGCGTGATTGCACCAAGACGCCGTCCTTAACCCCAACTACTTTACAATAATCGGAATTGTGGATTTTGTTTTGGCATTGCAACTTCCGCACACCTAACAGCGACCAAACCGCCGCGGGAACATCAACCAAAGCCAAATCTAAATCATTCTCCGATGACGCGAACACCACCGGCCAATAATCTTCGAAAATGACCTTAGTTTGGGTGGTGCCAATAAAAGCGGCACCATCTACCAAAGTCTTGAGGACGTGAGTGGCAGTTAAAAGAACATCTCTACCATTCACATCGACTCGGCATCCCATTCCAACGACGACCTCGCCAGCCATCAAACAAACTATCCCTGGAGTGACGGGGTCAACCCTAAAAGAACTGTTAGGCTGAATGGTCTCTCGCAGGAGACCACCGCCCAACCCGCACAAAGAGTCTACATCTGCCTTCCTCAATAAAGGTCCATAGGAAGACAAAGCCTGTCCCTTGGAGGCGCGAGTAGAAATCACCTCGGGGGACTGCTCAAACTCTTGGGCTGCAGCGAGAGATATCCTAAC